ATGCTACAAATGACGGCTGGTTCAGTGGTCCAGATATAAGCGACATGGATAAAATTATTAATAACATGCAGAGATTAGCAACACTAAACGGCACCGGGCTAGTAGCATTTGCGAGCGGCATGAATGATCTCATTGAGGCTATAAAAGAACTAGGCAAATTAGACAGCGACGAAATGCTAAAAGATGCAGAAGCAGTAAAACAACTGTATGCAAGTACACAACAAGGCTTTGGTTCAAGGGTAATGGACACAGTTGATAATGTGGTTAATAAATTTAGCGGAAATACTGCAACACCGAGGCCAAACACTGCTACTGTTAAACCAGTACAACTTAGTGACGCTAATAACTTTAAAGAAATGGCAATGGAAGGAAAAGATGTCTCCACAGCATTGCTTCAACAAATTGTTATTAACACTAGCAAAACTCAAAAAGCTGTAGTCACTTTGACTGAGGCATCAACTTAGAGTTAGATAACTATATGTATGCCATTAGTTTCAGATTTTAACAACTTAGACACATCTAAATACAAGCGATTCTTTGTTATTGGTTGTAGTTTCACTGAATGGTTCTGGCCTACTTGGGCAAACATTATAGCAGAAGACAATCCTCATTTAGAATTTAAACAGTATGCTAAACCTGGTTGCGGCAACAGTTATATATCCACATTGCTTAATCAACTGCAACATGCAGAAGGCTTATGTGAAACAGACTTAGTTGGCATAATGTGGAGTACTTTTCATAGAAGAGATTATTACAACTCTAGCCAAACCAATAATCTCAGAGAATTAATAATGAACAATGATGCTCCTTTTCATTGTAATTCATCTGAAGCATGGCATTCCCATGGCGATCAAATACATTCCCAGCTTAACAGCAACACCGGTGGTACTAATGGTTTTTGCGACAGAGGTTTTCTAATACGAGATTTAGCAATAATTGATAATACCACAACAGTGATAGAGAATGCCGATTATACAGCATTTGAGATGTTTTCTGTAGCACCAGACCAGCAACAACTTTACGATCCTGCAATTCTTAGCAGAACACACGACGATGTACTAGATATGTACAAACACTTAGGCAACAAAATGATAGCTAAAACCAGCTTATTAACAGTATTAGGTGGGCATTATAGAAATATTACAGTTAAATGGACGCCTCCCTGGGCAGAGCGTAACTCTGGTGCAATCGAAGAGGATAAGCATCCTAGCAGTTCAGTTTACTGCCAGTTTTTACAGAGTAACGGGTATACTGTTACACCAGAGACGATACATAATTGTATTAATATTGACGCTAAAATACAGCATACTGCATGGGCTATGGATTTACAAAATGATCCAGACTGGAAGTACCATGTTTCAATGCACCCACCAGTCTGGCCATTGTGACCACAGTATCTTCTTGACTAATGATAAATAGTGTGTATAATTACATGAAAGAGACTTAATTTATGAGTTGGAGAAAACATTTTACACCAGTTGACAATAGCGGATTACCGCTAAACATTCAAGGTCAACAATCCGGAGATGGCCCTGGTGCGGCATCTAATCAGTTAGCTAGTTGGCTACCTGAAGTTTATGCTGGCTCACCGAATAGATTAATTCGCTACATGCAGTACGATAACATGGACAGCGACTCTGAAATTAATGCGGCACTAGATGTTATTGCTGAGTTCGGTACGCAAGAAGACGATTCTACAGGACTTCCGTTTGCAATTAACTATACCGAATCACCTAGCGACACAGAAAGTAAAATTATAACTAAGACACTTGAGCAGTGGTGTAATCTCAACACTATGTATAAACGTGCTTTTAGAATTTTCCGTAACAGTATTAAATACGGAGATCAAGTTTTTATCAGAGACCCAGAAACATACGAACTGTACTGGGTAGATCAGGCAAACATTGAAAAGGTTATTGTTAACGAAACAGCAGGTAAGAAAATTGAAACTTACTTTATTAAAAACCTAGACCCAATTTTTGATGAAAAAGTAGGAACTAAAGTTTCTAACTTACATGCTAGACCGTTTGGAAGTGGACAAGGCTTAACAGGTATAATGAGTCCTACAAATCCTACATCAGGCGGCGGATACTTAACCGGTGCACTAGATGGCGTGGATCAAGGTACCCCAGTTGATGCACAGCACATAGTTCATATCAGTTTAACAGAAGGCATGGATGCGGCTTGGCCTTTTGGCGTAAGCATACTAGAACCAATTTTTAAAGTATTCAAGCAAAAAGAATTACTAGAAGACAGCATTATCATTTACAGAGTGCATAGAGCACCTGAAAGACGTGTGTTCTTTATTGACGTAGGTAATATGCCTCCTCACAAAGCAAGACAGTACTTAGAACAAGTTAAGTATGAAGTACAGCAAAAACGTGTCCCAGGCAAAAGTTCAGATGGTGGTAGTGTAGCCGATTCGGCTTACAATCCAATGAGTATGTTAGAAGATTACTTCTTTGCACAAACGGCAGACGGCAGAGGCTCCAAAGTTGACACACTACCGGGTGGCGAAAACTTAGGACAGATAGACGACCTAAGATACTTTAACAACAAATTATTACGTGGACTAAAAATTCCAAGTTCATATTTACCTACTGGACCAGAAGACGGCAGTCAAACGTTTAATGACGGCAAAGTGGGTATTGCATACATACAAGAATATAGATTTGCAAAGTATGTTGAAAGACTACAAAAGCAAGTACAAGAAGATTTAGATAGAGAATTTAAAATGTTCCTCAAATATAGAGGAATAGAGATTGATTCGGGTACGTTTAGTATAGAATTTAATCCACCAATGAACTTTAGTAGTTTTAGAGACATCCAATTGCAAACTGAAAGAGCACAACTGTATAACCAAGTTGCCGCTATACCTTACATGAGTAATCAGTTTAAAATGAGAAAATATCTAGGTCTAACAGAAGACGAGATACTTGAAAATGAAGAGCTTTGGCGACAAGAGAACAATTCAGATAAATATGTTAGTAATGAGCAAGAAGGTACACCGGGCTTAGGTAATATGGGTATTAGACCAATGCCTAATGATGCGATGGACCTTGAAGCTGAACCAGATATGTCTGGTATAGAAGACCCGATGGCTGATCCAGGAACTGACGCCGGCGTTGCAGATGCAATAGGCGATTTAGGCGGGATGACACCAGGGCAAGGCGGAATATAATGAGACTTAACGAATTTTACAATCCAGAAAACGATAACTTTGTTAAAATAGACAAGGATGATGTGCGTAAGAAACGTCTAACTCTAACTGAATTAAACAAATTAAGAAAAATCCGCGATATTAAACAAGCAGAACAGCTTGAACACAATTCGTTTGTAAGAACAATGTACTCACAGCCTGCACAAGCAGACGTTGGGCTCTAGGAAAAACTAGTATATTATTATTTGGTACAGGCGACTAAATAATATTAGCAGAACTGACATTATGCAGTTTTGACCCAAAATCACACCGTTTTCTACATATATTCACATATCACACTAAGTAGTAAGTGTATTAGACGCTTCGTGCGTCTTATTAAATAAAAAATTTATATTAGGAGGCCACTAATGTCAGAATCAAAAGCAAATCTAGAGCAGATTCTTGAACTACTTCTAGCCGAGGAAAATGAGAAAGCGGAAGAGCTTTTGCATGAGTATGTGGTAGGAAAAGCTCGTAGCGAATACGAAAAAGTTCTTGATGAAGCAGAAGCAACAGAAGACGAAGAAGCAGTTGACGAAACTGTTGAGACTGAAGAAGACGCAGTCGAAGAAACAATCAGCCAAGACCACGATTTTGTAGACGATATCTCAGCAAACGCTGACGAAGTCGACGCAGAAGAAGAAGGAAGGTTAGGCGAAGACGACCTTGAAGGCGAAGAAGGCGAAGACGAATTTGACGGTGAAGCTGGTGAAGTTGACATCGAAGATAAAGTTGACGATCTTGAAGCTGAACTTGAAGATCTTAGAGCTGAATTTGAAAAATTATTAGGCGGCGATGATGAAGAAGCCGGTGACGAAGAAGGTGATGAACTTGACCTTGAAGCACCAGTTGATGCAGAATTTGGCGGCGAAGAAGAATTTGAGTCATTTGAATATGACATAGAAGAGTCTACAGACGAAGATAACGAAGTTGTTGAAGAAGCAACTAAATTATCAGATGCAGTAGCTACTCCGAGTGCACCTGGTGAAGATTCTAAAGAATCATCACTAACAAAAGCTCCAGCACAACCGGCTGTTACTTTAGCAAGTCCTGTTAAAGCAAAAGACGGCGGCGAAGGCAAAAAAGGTGACGCGGCAAAAGACAACACACCAACAGATAACATTAAAGTAGACAGTAAGAACGTCTAGTTCAATATTAACTTAAGGAATTTAACATGGCACGAAAGCTCTATGAATATTTAAGTCCGCAAAACGCAGGACTTACATTAGTAGAATCCAAAGATGGGAAGGACTTGTATATGCAAGGTCTTTTCATTCAAGGTGTAGTAGAAAATCAAAATGGCAGGATTTATCCTCGCCAAGAGATTGAACGTGCAGTGGAAAATGTGAGAACCAGATTAGGTGGAGGCGAAACTGTTTTAGGTGAGTTAGATCATCCAGAAGAGTTACAAATTAACTTAGACCGAGTTAGCCATATAATCACAGACATGCATATGGATGGTGATAATGGCATGGGTAAACTCAAAATTATAGAGACCCCGATGGGTAACATTGCAAGTGCTTTATTAAAAGCAGGCGCAAAGTTAGGTGTATCAAGTAGAGGAAGCGGCAATGTTAACGAAAGTGGCAAAGTTTCCGATTTTGATATAGTAACAGTAGACATTGTAGCACAACCTAGTGCTCCAGATGCCTTCCCAAAGACAATTTATGAGAGTTTATTTAACATGAGAGGCGGAGCTACTATCTATGATACGGCTTCTGCTTTAACACACGATAAAAGTGCAGAAAAACACCTAATGAACGAAATGACTCGTTTCATTAGGGAATTAAATACAAAGTAAGTAGGAGACTACTATGGCAGTGAAATTTAACGAGATACTTGAAGGACTAGAACTTTCTGAAGAAGTTGGTTCATCTATTCAAGAGGCTTGGGAAAGCAAACTTGTCGAAACAAGAGACGAACTTACAGCAGAGCTTAGAGAAGAATTTGCCCAGCGATACGAACATGACAAAGGTCAGATAGTTGAAGCAATGGACAATTTCATCACTACTAAAGTTACTGCTGAGATAGCCGAACTTGCGGAAGACAGGAAAGCATTAGCAGACCAACAAGTTAAGTATCGCAAGGCTGTCAGTGAACACGCAAAACTACTTGATGTTTTTGTAACAGAAGCTGTTGCAAAAGAAGTCAAGGAACTTCGTGCAGACAGGATTCGTACAAGTGAGCATGTAACAAAATTAGACGATTTTGTAGCAGAGCAACTTGCTGAGGAACTTTTAGAGTTCCACGAAGACAAGAAAGCACTAGTTGAGCAAAAAGTCAAAATGGTAAGAGAAGGCAAAAAGCAATTAGCAGAAGCCAAAAAAGAGTTCATCAAGAAAGCGGCAGGCAAGGTCGAAGGCGTTGTCAACACCGTTATTACTAATGAAGTCAAATCTTTCCGTGATGATATTACTTCAGCCCGTGAGAACGACTTTGGACGTAGAATTTTTGAAGCATTCGCAAATGAGTATGGCGCAAGCTATCTCAACGAAGCTAAAGAAATAAAAGCAGTCCAGAAAAAATTAGCCGACATGGCAGTAAAACTTAAAGAAGCAAAAGTAACAGTTGAATCGAAAGAAACAGCAGTTAAATTAGCAGAAAGTAAGTTAAACGTGACAAAAGACTTAATGGATCGTAAAGATAAATTAAGCGAACTAATGTCACCATTAGGCAAAGAGAAGAAAGAAATTATGTCGGACTTACTTGAAAGTGTAAAGACCGAGAACTTAACAAAGCAATTTGATAAGTTTCTTCCATCTGTTTTAGATGGCAATACATTACAAGCAAGAAAGAAGACTATCACAGAATCAGTAAGAACTAAAGAACATACTGGTGATAAGAAGGTGACTGCGAAAGCAGAAGCCAATGACAGAACGGATGATGTTGTAGAAATCGACACTATCCGTAAACTAGCCGGACTTTCAAAATAATTAGGAGTTAAAAAATGGCAAATTTATTTGAAAGCAACTGGTCCGCTACCAAAGAAGCACTTACTGAAGGCCTGCAAGGTCAACGTAAGTCAACTATGGATGTGGTACTCGAAAACGCAAAGCGTCAATTGTCAGAGGCCGCAACCGCAGGAGCTACAGGAGCTGGATCCGTCGCAACACTAAACAAGGTAATGTTACCTTTGATCAGAAGGGTTATGCCTTCCGTGATCGCAAATGAACTAGTAGGCGTACAGCCTATGACTGGCCCAGTAGGGCAAATCCACACACTAAGAGTCAGATATTCTGAAACTAGTGGTGGCGCAACAGCAGGTGACGAGGCTTTAAGTCCTTTCAAACTTGCTAGTACTTACGCTGGTTCTCCAGATGCAACTGCATCTGCTGAAGGAACTGCTGGTAAGAAAATGAGCATTCAAATCTTAAAAGAAACTGTTGAAGCTAAGACTAGACGTCTAAGTGCAAGATGGACTTTTGAGGCGGCTCAAGATGCAGAATCTATGCACGGCGTTGACGTTGAAGCAGAAATTATGCAAGCCTTAGCACAAGAAATTGTTGTTGAAATTGACCAAGAAATTATTGGTTCTTTGAGAACATTGGCTGGAACAGGCACAAACACACTTAACTTCAACTCTTTGAGTGGAACAAGTGTATTTGTCGGTGACAGACATGCGGCATTGGCTATTGAGATCAACAGAGCGGCGAATAGAATCGCGGCTAGAACAAGACGTGGTGCTGGTAACTATGTTGTTGTATCTCCAGAAGCATTGACAATCCTACAAAGTGCGTCAACTTCAACTTTTGCAAGAACAACTGAAGGTTCTTTTGAAGCTCCTACAAACACTAAGTTTGTTGGTACTTTAAACGGAACTGTTAAAGTTTTTGTAGACAACTACGCGGCTGACGGAACAGATATTTTAGTAGGTTACAAAGGTTCATCAGAAACTGATGCTCCAGCGTTCTACTGTCCTTACGTTCCATTAATGTCAACAGGTCCAGTAATGGATCCAACTACCTTTGAACCAGTAGTGTCATTTATGACAAGATACGGGTACAAAGAACTTACTAACACAGCAAGTTCATTGGGTAACGCGGCAGATTACGTTGATCATATCACTATGTCAAACGTTGCATTCCAGTAAGCCTTAAAACTTATTAGAATAACTAAAAGCACTCTTCGGAGTGCTTTTTTTTGACCAAAATTTCTTTTTTGGAATTATGATAAATAGTTGTAATAAAACAAAGGTATTTTGAGAGAAAAATAAATGGCCAATTTTAAACGTACTTACATCAATGCAGATGAAGAGCTGGTAATACAGGGTAAACTCACGATTGAAGGAGAAATGATACAAAAAGAATTTGTAGAGACAAGTTCCTTTAGTCAAACAAACTTTGATGGAGACGTACTAGTTGTTAACGCTGATGGTTGGTCCCAAGCGGCTAGCCCTGTTGCAACAAACAGTGAACTAAAATTACGCTCAGGTGATGCAAATGCATCTTTACTTTTCAATTCAGTAGCAGGCACGTTAACTCTCTCAGCAACGCCAGCCATAACAACCACATTAATAGTTAGCGGAGATATTTCTGCAACAGATAT